CAGGTCCTGTGTGATGAACGTCTGTATGGGCATGTGGGCGGTGTTGGTACAATCTGCGATCACGGGCACGAGGTTGAAGTCCTCCACCAGATTCTGTGTTGGGTCACCGATGTCACCGTACACCCCCGTCTGCTCAGTGAAGAACTGGAAGTGCCATGTGTTGTGTTGGCCCTCGTAGTAGGAGCCAAAATTGTAGTTGCCCAGGGTCGGCAGTTCTATTTTCTGTGGAGGTGCCTCCCATGTCACGTTACCCCTCATCTGTAGGATCTGTATCATGGTGTCGAAGTTGCTGTTCTGGTCACGTGCCATGGCCAGGCTGTGCCGGTCGTCTATGACTTGCTCGTTCTTGGTCTTGAACGGGAACTGCTGTCTAAGGTTGCCGTTGTTGGTGATGTCTATCAGCGTGTGGACTCTGAATTCGTACATGGTTGTGATTATTTAATCGTTAAAAAAGGGTGAACAAATTAATGTCCACCCTTTTAAATGTATTGCTTCTTTAACTTTTGCTATTACTATACAGCAATTACAAACGTTTTTGCAGTTACAGTTGCATTTGAAAGGTCGATGCTGTCTACTGTTCCTAACGCTCTGATTGCAGTTTGTAAAGTTGCAACTACCACTGAGTCAACACCTTCAGTCATGAAAGTTTGTTCAGTGTTAGTGTTACCTAGTGGGCCAGCTACTAGAATAGTACAAGTTTCTTGGATTGAATCTAATACTGCTTTTTGAGCACCAAGTGGTCCTGCTGATCCGCTTACTGCGTTGATGTAATCAATAGTAAAAAATTGTACATCTTTACCTATTACGTTTGACGGTACTGTTGTTGCCGCCGGGTTTACTTTAGTTGTCATTTTTATCCTCCTTTTTTCTGATTATAATGACTATGACCCCGCTCAGGGATCAAGTTGCAAGTATTTATAGGTTATTTTGGTAAATTATGCTGTAATATTACTTTTTAGCCCAGACCTCGTCACTTTTGGTCCTCTGCATGAATTTGTAGCCCAGTTCCTTCAGTATAGACTCACATTTTTCAACCGTGGACAATCTCTTGTCCCTCTTCATCTCTATGTTGATCACTGCGTTGTTCTTGCTCAGGGTCTCCCTGGCACCGTTCAGCAGTGGTACCTCGAAACCGTCCACGTCTATCTTGATGAAGTCCAGGTTGGTCAGTCCAAAGCTGTCAAGCGTCCTGCACTCTATGTCGCCCTCTCCCTGTTTCAGCACCGTGGAGTTGAAGTCCTGCTGTGCGGTGTGTTCCCGGTCTGACAGCCCATAGGGCCACAGCGTCACGTTTGATTCCGTGATGTTCTTGCTGAAGCACTCCCTGAAGTTGGGGTTGGGTTCGAAACAGACCACGCTGTCAAATCTCCTGGCCAGGGGTCTGGTCCACTGTCCTATGTTGCTACCTATGTCCAGGCACACACGCCATTGCTTGATGTATTTTAATGCGTTATCCCTCTGTGGTCTTTGACCATGTCCGGCATCTTCTAGGTAAGTGGGGTTGGTGTGGTGTCCGTACAGCACCCAGAAGCTCTGTGGGTCTGCCATTACAGTTCCTTGAATTTTCTCTGTATGTCAGTGTTGGGCAGTTTTGATTGCAGAAGCTGTTTCAATCTTGCCATCAGTTGCGACTTGGTCTTCGCATCCAGGTTGTTGTAGTCGGCCACCGCTCTTCTCACGTTCTTGTAGTTGGCATCTGTTATATTCAGTGCCCTCTCCAACTGTGTGAGGTTACGGAAATGCTCTTCCCAACTCCTTAGGTATCTCCTCACGGCCATCACTGGAACGGGTTGCCTCTGCCTCATGGCCTGTGCTTGGTCCTTGTTCTTCAATTTCTTTGTTATCTCTGGATCACCTGCCACTATGGCCAGCATGTTTGCTAGGTCATTGTTGATCATCCTCACGTTGTCGAAAGTGCCCTTGGCCATGGTCTGGTCTGCGTATGCTTTGACGAACGGTCGTGTGTCCTTGTTCTGGCTCATCAGTGCCAGTGCCAGGAAACTGAGGTATATCCTCTCCGTGACTTCTGGGAACGTGAATCTCTGCAAGTCACTATGTCGTCTTATTACCTTGCCCTCAGATACATACTTTAAAAAAGGTGTTAACATACGGGTATTTATAGGCCATATGCAACGTAATTTTATATTGACCGACGTGATGAAGACCGGTGATCACACCAAGCTAGAACAGTTCATTAACCTACATAGTTTAGACGATCAGACTTTTGACCTGGAAGGTGAGTACTATACCCTACACAACTATGATCTGGACATCTACGACAGGAAGTTTGCCATAATTGATTGTGGGGCACAAAATGACAGATTAAAAGATAACACAGAATTCTATATAGAACTGAGGAAACGTTGCAATTTACTGCATAGTCAGGGTTTCGTTTTTATAAAAGCTAACCCGTGGGAATCATTGGACAATATCAATAGTAATAAACAGTATCCGGAAATAGATTTAGAACACATCAAATGGACCGGTGATGCCAGTTGGTTTTGGTTCTACATGTATAACAAGCACAAGGACAACAGGTTTACTTTTGATCATACAAATAAAAAATATGACTTTTTGTATCTAAACAAACAACCCAGGGAACACAGAGCAAAACTATATAGTAAGCTGACAAGCAAGGACATACTGTCCAACAGCTTATACACTAATTGGCCAGCTAGAAAGTTGCCAGCGGCGTATGAACTACCATGGGCACAGGACTATCCGAGGTATGGCATGGACCAAGACATTTTTGAAAAGCCATATAATGATACTGCCTGTTCGATAGTGTCAGAGACCAATGACACCGACTACGAGGTGTTCATGACAGAGAAGATATGGAAACCAATCATAGCACAACAAGTTTTTGTAGTGCATGGCAACTACCTATATCTACAGCGGTTGAGAGACATGGGTTTCAAAACTTTTAACAGCTATTTCGAAGAAGCATATGATCTAGATAAGGATCCAGATACAAGGATCAATACTATTGTAGATGTGTGTGATCGTTTACGTGAAGCACCATGGCAGGACATCTACCTGCACACGAAAGCATTGAGGAAACACAATCATGATACATTTTTTAACAAGGAAAAGTTAAGTTTGGAAATTGATAAGACTTTAAATCTATTTCTTGAATTTGCTGACAGCAGTCAAGTTCCTTCTTGAGAATCCCAATCTATCCACTAGTTTGACAGCATTACCTGACTTGTCAACAGCAACAAAACCTTCTGGTTCCGTTACCTCTAGTCCGTTGTCTGTCTGTGAGAATGATCCTATAGCCATGGCCTGATTCATTTTCTTTAACACAAACATCTTCATCTGCTGTACGGCTTTGTAAAATGTCAGCATGGCCTGTAAAGGCTTCTTGGCCCTGTTAAGGAATACCGGCATCTGTTTGATCTTGTCCTGCCTCAACTGCAAAGCCTTCTGTGCTTTCAGTCCTGATATCTGTTGTTGCATTCTGTCTGCGTAAAACTTCTTGAAACCTTGTAGGAATTGATTCACGTTGCTCGGCAGTTCACCCTGTTTGACCATTGCATTAATGTACATCTGAAACATGGGAACGAAGTCCGTGTTCTGTCCTAGCACACTTGCTAGGTCTTTTGGTACACTGCTTAACAATGTTTCCAGTTTGTCAATGCTGTTGTAGAACTGTTTCGTCTCATCGTCTGTGAATTTGGCACTGCCTGACACATCCTTGTACGATGCATTGTCAAAGAACACATCATTGCTTTTAGCAAATGAGCTAACGTCCGCCCCTCCCTGTGCGTTCATGCTTGCCAACGAGTCTCCTGTGTATGTTGTGTGGAATATGATTCCCACCTTGGCCCTGTCTATCTGTTTGGATAGGTCACCGCCTTCTGGAACTGCATATGTAATTTGATTGGGTGTGAAAGTCAGGTGAGGCTTACCGTCTATGTTCTTCCTCGTGATGTCCTCATCTGTGTACAGCAAATCACCTTGCACCACACCTTGTATGTTCAATTTTTTAAGATGCACAAGACACTTCAACAGTTTCTGTCCTAGCTCGTCCGTGCCGTGATTCTTTGCTATGTCTTTCTTTGTGTAGTTTATCTTGGCCGCCTGTGCAAACACTGACTTGGTTCCCACGAAGAACTCGCCATTGTCTGGATTGGTTCCACACACCACAGCAGGTGCTCCGTCCCACTTGACCGACACACTCATGGCCTCCGAGCTTGTGCCTTTCAGTGTCAGCAGTAGTCCTCTGAAGTATTCCACCACTGCCTGTCCACCCACATGGCCATCAGTTATTATGATGTCCTCTATGTGTTCCAGGTGAGTCCTTTTGAATTCTGTAAGGACGTCTTCTATCAACATGATTAATCCTCTTTGTATTCGCCGTCTTTGATTTTTAGTACGTTTTTCTTGATGTCTTGGTTCTCTTTGATACGAGCGACACCTTTCGAGAACTTGGATGCGTCCATGTTCTTGATCGCTGAATTGAACTTCTTCTCAAGTTTGAATGCAGTCTCCTGGTCAAAGTTCTCTCTGATGTACGTGATCAGTCTTATAGCTGATTCAAGTACGTGAGAAGCTCTGCTCTCCACTACCTCTTCCTTGTCCCGGTGTAGGGGCATTGAGCTTAATTCTTCTAATAGACTTTTTGTATGTTTTTGCATTGTAGGTATTTACTCATTATTGTAGCACAATTAAAGCAAAAGTCTACTAGAAATAATGCTTATCTTACTTTCCTATAGATGAAGTACTTACGTTGGTTGCTATCGTCACGTATATCTAGTATTTTTAGGTTAAACATCTCTGATAATTCTATGATAAATGGCACGTTCCACGCAAAGAATTCTATCCACTTGGCCTCAGATTTGTCGTGTTGTACACCTGGGTTGACTCTGAAGAACATTGTGCCTCCGTCCTCTAACAGGTCCACACATCGTCCTATCTCTGCAAGTATCTTGTCCCTGCTACCAAAGTTGATAGAACCCAAACACGTGATCACATCAAATTTTTGATCAGTCCTGTATTCCAGTGTGCCGACTTGTAGATCTGCTTTGTTGTTGTAAGGATCAATCCCTATCAGGTTGTTAATCTTGCCTTTGAATTCATTGTATCCACAACCAACATCAAGCACAGCACGTGGTTTCAGGCTGTTGACTTCGTCTATCAGTGCCAGTCCAGAATACTTCCATTTCTTTATATCATTTTCCCAGTACTTGGAGAAGTATTTGTGTAGACAGGCAACATCAATCGCTTCAACATATTGTTCTAGTGTGTCGCAACGATCCACTTCAACACCAAACGTTTCCAGTATGTAAGGTTGTGTTACCTTGTCAAGATCGTTCTGGCTATATCCTAGCAGTTGTGCAAATATTTTCTTGTTCATACTTTAATATATATTAAAAGTTTGATTAAGTCTATATCTTTTTCTTGATTGGCTTCGATAGTATGTCTCTGGTCTTGTCAGACATCACACCTGTGATTACCAACATGGGCCTTGGCCGGTTGCTGGAGTTGGCTGTTGAGTGTGGTAGGTTCTGCCAGTCAAACTTGTGTATGTCACCTGTCCGCCATCTGTCGAACTGTTCGTTACCA